CTTCTAGAGTTACTAGAAGAATAGCAAGTCCAAGTAGAAGAGGACAACAAGCAGCAATAGGATCAAATGTAACAGAATCAAGTTCTACAACAACAAATAGATCTTCAAATACAACAACCGATGTAAGTTTTGATACAATATCAAATACTGATGTTTCTGTTAGAAACATTTTAGTATCATCATCAGATGAATCGTTTATGAGATCTAGAAATACTGAGTTTTCAGTATCAAATCTTAAACCATCTACAAGATACTATCAATTCTTAGATGGTAGTAGTTCAGTAGATTTTGTACCAAAATTAATTGAAATTGCTAACGATTCTACTTTAGTGAACTCGGGTTCTACAGGAACATTTAAAACAGGTGAAACTGTATTTGGATCTATTAATGGTACTAGATTGATATCATTTAGACTTTGCACGCCAAATCATAAGTATGGTCCATATAACTCACCAACCACATCATTCACTATAAATCCATATATTAAAACGGAATCTTTACCTTTAGCATATAGCCAAACTACAAAAGTATTAAATGTTGATACAAGTTCTTTAGCAGAAGAAGCTCAAGGTAGATATAGTGGATATTTAACTACTGGTATGCTTTTAATTGGGCAAGAAAGTGGTGCTGTGGCATATGTAAAAGATTTGAGATTGATATCGGACAATTTTGGAGATTTAATAGGAACATTTTTCTTAAGAGATCCCAATACAATTCCTGTTCCTTCAGTTCGAATTCCAACGGGGACAAAAACATTCCGAATTACATCAAGTAGTACAAATGATCCTGGTCTTCCTGGAAGCAATTCAATTTCTTTCGCAGAAACTAATTATAATTCCGATGGAACTCTAAATCAATGGGAAAATGAAGTAACAACAATAACTAATAACTTAACGACAAGAACAGTAACAAATCTAACAACAAATACTACGTCATCATTAACAACTATAAATCGACACACACAAACTTTATTGGCAGAATACTATGATCCTCTGGCTCAGTCATTTACTGTTGGTGGTACTATAGAGGCACCAACAGAATATGATACCTCAGATGATACTAGTGGTGCATTCTTAACTTCTGTTGGATTATATTTAGCTTCCAAAGATGATGGAAACGCACCATTGAGAGTTGAGATAAGAACAGTTGAACTTGGAACTCCAACTATGACAATTGTTGGAAAACCAGTTATCTTAAGACCATCTGATATTACAACTTCAACTGATGGAGAAACTGAAACTAAAGTAACTTTCCCAGAACCAATTTATTTAACTCCTGGCAGAGAATATGCTGTTGTAATTATTTCTGCTCACAGTGACAAATATGAAATGTGGATAGCAGAAATGGGTAAAAAGACAAGAAAAACTCAATCTTTACCAGATTCGGAGTCTGTCATTTACTCAAAACAATTTGCAATGGGAAGTTTGTTTAAATCCCAAAATGGATCTATTTGGACAGCAAATCAGTATCAAGATCTTAAATTTAAACTTTATAAAGCACAGTTCACATCAACTACTGGAACTGCATTCTTTACTAACCCATCCTTAGATGAAAGTAATGGTTATGTATCAAGATTAAACAATAACCCAATTAGAACATTACCAAAAACTGCTACATTAAGTATTAGTACAACCACAAATTCTACAATCATTAATAATATACTAGTTGTAGGTAGAAAAATTTCTGGATCTAAACCAAATACGTTTGGATATATTGTAGGCACTGGTAGTTCAGTGTCACAAGCACAAGTTACCAATGGTGGAACAAATTATCCAGTAAGTTCTACTCTTGCTAATTTGGAAACAACTAATATTGTCGGAAGAGGTTCTGGATTAAGACTAAGTGTAACTACAAATTCAAGTGGAGTTATTACTGGAATTGCTGCAACAACAGCAATTGGTCGTGGATATCAAGTTGGGGATGTTGTAGGTATTGTTACTAACTTAGGGAGAAATGCAAGAATTTCAATTTCTTCCATCACTTCTTTAGATACTTTATACCTCTCAGGTCTTCAAGCAGAATCAAGTTCATTTACAGTTGGTGCTGGAATCAGTTATTATCCAGATGATTATCCAACTAATCCAATTGTTTCATTAGCATCAACAACAATTACAAATTTTGTTGCGGATGGTGGAGTTAATTCTGGAAATTATATTAAAGTAAATCATTTTGATCATGGTATGTATTCAGGAATTGATAGAGTAAAAATAAATAATGCTCAATCAACATACTCACCAACAAAACTATCTGTAGAACTAACAGCAAATGAAGTTACTTCTATTAGTGTGGCAAGCACAGCAATATTCTCCACTTTTGAGGGAATTAATGTCGGATCTGGAAATACTGGATATGTCCTAATTGGTGATGAAATAATTGGATATTCAAATGTTTCTAACGGCACACTAACTATCGCATCAAACGGAAGGGGTATTGACGGAACAGTTATTGCCCCACACCAAATAGATAGTTTAGTTTATAAGTACGAAATGAATGGTGTTTCTTTACGCAGAATCAATAAAGAGCATACAATGAGTTCTACAAGCATAGGAATTGATGATTATTATATTGAAATTTCTAGAACTGCAAGTGGTTCAAATAGATCTTCTGATGGATCGGTAACAAATGCACCAGAAATGTCCTTTACAAATGAAGGATCTTTTGGAGGATCAAATGTAAAAGCATCGGAAAATATTAACTATAACGCATTAGTTCCAACTTATGATCTAATTACTCCAGGATCATCAACCTCAGTAAATGCATTTATTAGAACTGTAAGTGGAACAAGTATTGATGGAAATGAAAATTCCTTTATTGAGCAACCATCAGAACCAGTTCAATTAAACGTATTGAATACACTCAGAACAGTAAGATTAGTTGCATCTGATGTAAACGAAAAGAATCAACCTGGACTGAGTAAACTTTTAAGAAATAAGTCTTTTACCACAGGAATTACTTTATCTACAAGAGACACAAACTTATCTCCACTCATTTATCTAGATAATGCATTAACAGAATTCACTATTAATAGATTAGACAGTCCAATTACAGATTATGCAACTGATAGTAGAGTTAATTCAATTTTGAATGATCCACATTCTGCAATTTATGTTTCAAATACCGTAAGTCTTGCACAACCTGCAACATCACTCAAAGTTATTTTGAGTGCATATAGACATGAAAGTGCTGACTTTAGAGTTCTTTATAGTTTGATTAAGGCAGATTCAAGTGAAGTTCCTCAGGCATTTGAGTTGTTCCCAGGATATGATAATCTATCCTTCACATCAGATCAAGGATATCTCGTTGTTGATTCTTCCAAAAATAATGGAAAACCAGATTCTTACGTTCCACCAAGTTTGGACAACGAATTTTTAGAATATCAGTTTACTGCAGATAATCTTGATTTATTTGTTGGTTATACAATCAAAATTGTTATGTCAGGAACAAATCAAGCTAGACCACCAAGAATCAAGGATTTAAGAACTATTGCAGTTAGATAAATGATTAAAGTAGAAGGGCACCAAAATTTATATCGTGATGAAAACAGTGGTGCTATAATTAATTGTGATTCTATTGGTTATAATCAATATGTAAATTCTTTAATTCAAAGAGATGTTCAAAAAAAAGAACTTGATGCGATGAAAAATGATATTGATGAAATCAAAACACTATTAAAGGAGTTAATTAATGGATCCAAGTGAAATTACTTTAGATTCTATAGATAAGTTATTTGAGTATGAAAAACATGTTAGAGTTATTGACCAATTAAATGAAGAGGAATTGAAAAATTTTGGAAAACTTTATTGTAAATTGTATTTAAAACAACAAGAAGTTATTAGATCTCTTGGTGAATTTGAGATATAAATAAAAAGTAGATCTCTTAGAATAAATGGCAGCTGTATATGTTAGTAATATTGTAATTAATACTGGAGCAGACTTTTCACAAACTTTTACTTTAGAATCTGCTGATGGTGCTCCTTTTGATTTATCTAATTATACAGTTTCAGCTCAAATGAGAAAATATGCTGGAAGTTCAGCAACTACTTTTACTTCCAGTATTATATTTCCTGCATCATCAGGAAAAATTGCAATTTCACTGACAGGAACACAAACATCCAATCTCAAACCTGGTAGATATGTATATGACGTGGTAGTTACATTGTATTCCGTTAAAACTAGAGTGATAGAAGGTACAGCACTCGTAAGAGAAGGAGTTACTCGATAATGTCTGACATAAGAGTTAGAGTTGGACAACAAAATGTCGTTAAGGTAATTTCATCGATTTCTGGTGGGTCAGTTTATGCAGACTCTGCAGGAAGTGTAGTTGGTGGAATAGCATCTATTACTCAACTCAATGTTAGTGGAATTTCTACTTTTATTGGGATATCAACTTTTAAAAGTAATGTTTACATTACCGGTATTCTTACCGTAGGTCAATCACTTTATTATGGTCCAGGACAATCTTACGGAATAGCATATTTTGACACCAATGATCAATTAGTTTCTACTGGAACAACTACAACTGCAATATCAGAAACTAACTATATACTTTCAACTAATGCTTCTGGTGTTCCAACCTGGTCAAATGTAATAGATGGAGGATCTTATTAATGTCTAAACCAGCAAGCAGACAAGAATTGGTAGATTATTGCCTTAGAAAATTGGGAGCTCCAGTTTTGGAAATTAATGTGGCAGATGAGCAAATTGATGATCTTGTTGATGATACTTTACAATATTTTCAAGAAAGACATTTTGATGGTGTTGAAAGAATGTACTTAAAGTACAAAATTACACAAGATGATATTGATAGAGGTAGAGGAAGAAATACTAATGGTGTTGGAATTGTAACTACAACTGGAACTTCGGTTGGTATTGCTAGTACAACATTTAATTTTTATGAGGCATCAAATTACATTCAAGTTCCCGATTCTGTTATAGGAATAGAAAAAATATTTAAATTTGATACTAGTTCTATCTCTGGAGGAATGTTTAGTATTAAATATCAATTATTTCTGAATGATCTCTATTATTTTAACTCTGTTGAACTTTTACAATATTCAATGGTCAAATCATACTTAGAAGATATTGATTTTTTGTTAACAACAGATAAACAAGTTAGATTTAATAAAAGACAAAATAGACTATATTTAGATATTGATTGGGCATCACAAACTCCAAATAATTTTATCGTTATTGATTGTTATAGAATTTTAGATCCAAATACTTTTACTAACGTTTACAATGATAGTTTTGTAAAAAAATATCTAACAGCACTAATTAAAAAGCAATGGGGTCAAAACTTGATTAAGTTCCAAGGTGTAAAATTACCTGGAGGAATTGAATTAAATGGTAGACAAATATATGAAGATGCAGAAAGAGAACTAGAGGATATTAAACAAAGAATGGTCCTTGAATATGAATTACCACCTTACGACTTTATTGGATAATTATGGCACTAAATCCATTTTTTTTACAAGGATCAGCAAATGAACAGTTTTTGATTCAAGATCTTATTAATGAGCAGTTGAGAATGTATGGAATTGAAGTTTATTACTTACCTAGAAAAATTTTAAAATCGGATGATATTATTAGAGAAGTTCAATCGTCTAAATTTGACGATAATTTTATTATTGAAGCTTATCTAAACAATTATGATGGATATGCTCCAGGATCTGATGTAATGTCTAAATTTGGATTAACATTAAAAAATGAAATTAATCTAATTATTTCTAGAGAAAGATTCGAAGAATTTATTTCTTCATTCCTTGAAGGAATATCTTTAAAGATTGAAGAAGGTATAATTTCTGATTATGATTTCAAAAATGTGATTGAAAGACCAAAAGAAGGTGATTTGATTTATTTTCCTCTTGGAGAAAGATTATTTGAAATCAAAAGAGTAGAATCACAAAAACCTTTTTATCAATTAGGTAAAAATTACATTTATGAGTTAAATTGTGAACTTTATGAGTATGAAAATGAACTAATTAACACTAGCATAGATGAAGTTGATGGTACTGTAGAAGATCAGGGATATATTACAACACTAACTCTTGTAGGGTCTGCAACAACTGCAACTGCCACTGCATCATTAGGTGGTGCCGGAATGGTGGGGCAAATTATTCTAACCAATGATGGATCTGGATACACTTCCACACCTACGGTTTCAATATCAACATCACCGTCAGGAACAAATGCAACAGCAGTGGCAATTACGACTTCAAGGGGTGGTGTTAAATCAATTCAATCTATTTTAATTACAAATCCAGGATCTGGATATACATCAACAAATCCACCGACTATTACCATTACCGGTGGAAATGGTGTTGGTGCTGCGGCAACCGCATTAATTGTTGATAATGGTGTTGCAAGTTTTAGTTTAAATGGTGGAACTGGTTATTTCTCGAAACCATATGTAGTCGTTGGTGGGCCATCTGTGGGATTAACTGCAGTAGTTGAGGCATCCATTTCAAATGGTTCAGTATCTGCATTAAGATTTTCTAATACAGGTTATGGATATACAACCACACCTTCAGTAGTTATTTCTGGCATATCTACAACAATTGGAATTGGCACCTTTATAAATAACGAACCAATTATTGGACAAACATCTGGAACAATAGCAAGAATGAAGGACTTTAAGATAATTACATCTAATCCACCGACATCTTACTTACGGGTTTTCATAAATAATGGAAAATTTTATCCTGGTGAAGTTATTATAGGAGGAATATCTTCTGCTAGATATTTGACAAAATCTTATGATACAGACAGTTATGAGGATCCATACGACCAAAATGAGGAGATTGAAGCAGCAGCAGATTTAATTATTGATTTTTCAGAATCTAATCCATTTGGAGATTATTAATGTTAGGAACATATTATTATCACGAAATTATTAGAAAAACCATTATTGGTTTTGGAACTTTGTTTAATGATATTTACATTCGTCATAAAAATAAGCAAAATCAAACTTTGGATGAAACAAAGGTTGGGATTGCATATGGTCCTATGCAAAAGTTTTTAGCAAAAATTGAACAGCAAGCAGAATTAACTAAGCCAATTGCTATTACTTTGCCAAGAATGTCATTTGAAATGATTTCCATTCAGTATGATCCAACAAGAAAATCTGGAGTAACTCAAACATTTAAGGCATTGGATGGTAATAATCTAAAAAAAGTTTTTATGCCTGTTCCATATAATATTGGATTTGAACTTAACATTTTAACAAAATTAAATGATGATGCTCTACAAATTGTCGAGCAAATATTACCTTACTTTCAACCATCTTTCAATATTACAATTGATTTAGTAGATGCGATTGGAGAAAAAAGAGATATTCCAATTGTTTTAGATTCTGTTAATTTTCAAGATGATTATGAAGGAGATTTTTCTACAAGAAGAGCTTTAATCTACACTTTAAGATTTACTGCAAAAACATATCTGTTTGGTCCTATTGCTGAGACAACTGATGGACTTATTAGAAAAGTACAAGTAGATACTCATACGAATACCGATCTAATGACAGCAAAGAGAGAAATGAGGTATACAGTTGTTCCAGATCCAATTAGTGCAGATCCTGATGATGATTTTGGATTTACTGAAACGTGGGAAAACTTCTCAGATTCTAGAGTATATAGTCCAACAAAGCAGGTTGATATTTAATTATTATGAAAAATAATTATAACAATCTTGATTCTGCTCTCAACATTAAGAGTGACATTGTAGAGATAGAAAAGATCAAAGAAGATCTAACCATAACCCCAATCAAATCTGATGATATTCAAAAAGATTACGAATACACCAGAGCAAATCTTTATTCATTAATTGAGAAAGGTCAAGAAGCAATTAATGGAATCATGGAACTTGCTGGTGAAGGTGGGAGTCCAAGAGCATATGAAGTTGCTGGACAATTAATTAAAAGTGTTGGAGACGTTACTGATAAACTTATAGACCTTCAGAAGAAATTGAAGGATGTTGAAGATGAATCGATCAAAACAACAAATAATGTAACGAATAATGCGGTTTTTGTAGGATCAACATCAGAACTCTCAAAACTACTCAAACAAGGTTTTCTAAATAATAAGGAGTAGATGTAAAAGTTGATGAGTTGGTCCGATAAGTATAAAAGATCAATAGACTGTGATAATCCTCAAGGATTTTCACAAAAGGCTCATTGTGCTGCTCGCAAAAAAAGATCAAAAGGTGAAGAAACAGTGTCAAAATCACCATTTAAAGAATCAAACGAAGTAACTACATATACCAAATTTACACACAAAACAAAGCATCTTACTAAACCTCAACATCAACTGGATCCAAATCTTGATCTAAAACATTTGGTTCATCATACGGTTCATCAATACGTTGATAGAGATGCTGATGGTGATGTTGATGTATATGATAATCCGAAGAAAAAAACACCTGATGAAAATGTTTCAAGTGCAGTAAAAGCACAAGAATACTCTAAAAAGTTAATGGCAAAACAAAAGGGTGAATTGAAGCATACTAGAAAAGGTATGGCATATGAAGAGACTATGAACGAAGAGGGTCTTCGTGATTGGTTTGGAAAGTCTAGATCAAAAGATGGAAAACCTGGTTGGGTCAATGTTGTGACTGGTGGAACTTGTGCAAGTGATGAACCCGGTGAAGGAACACCCAAATGCGTGTCCTCTGCCAAAAGAGCAAGTATGACCAAGGCAGAGAGACTATCGGCAGCAAGAAGAAAAAAAGCAGCAGATCCCGGACAACAACAGAAAACTGGTGCTGCAAAACCAACTTATGTTTCTACTGATAAACCAAAAAAGAAAATGAAAGAAGAACTTGATTTGCAAGAAGCAGAGAAGGAGGCAAAAAAAGATGCCTGCTATCATAAAGTAAAATCAAGATATAAAGTTTGGCCAAGTGCATATGCATCTGGAGCACTTGTAAAATGTCGCAAAGTTGGTGCGGATAGTTGGGGTACTAAATCTGAAGCAGTCAATGAAGTAAGATATTGCCCTGCTTGTCAAAAAGGTGAAATGAGGGAAGAGTGTAAGTACGGACCAAAATATTGGGACATGTTTTCTCAACCCATAAATCTTCCAGAAATATTAATTGCAAATCGAATGAAGTATGATCCAAATAAACCACATCCAGCAAATGAAGAGAAGGATTATGAGTATTCAATGGCTCGTTCTGAACTTTCTACAATTATTTCTGCAGCAAAGAGATTAAAGAAGAAAATGAAAGGTGAAGGAAACATTGAAGCATGGGTTCAATCAAAAATTACAAAAGCAGCAGACTATATTGATACTGCAGCAGATTATGTAGATAGTGGAGAAATGAGTGAAGCAAAAAAATGTTGGCCAGGATATAAAAAAGCAGGAACTCAAAAGTTATTTGGAAAAACTTATAATCGTTGCGTAAAGGCAGAGGAGTTTTCTAATTGGAGAGAAGAACTGGCAGAAGACTGGCAAAAGGTTAATCGTCAAGATAAAACTGATGGATTGAGTCAGAAAGCAGTTAATGCTTATCGTCGTGAGAATCCAGGATCAAAACTTCAGACTGCGGTAACAGAAAAAAATCCAACGGGTAAAAGAGCATCAAGACGAAAATCATTTTGCTCAAGAATGAGAGGTATGAAAGATAGACTAACCTCCGCAGAAACTGCAAGAGATCCTGATTCCAGAATCAACAAAGCCCTTCGTCGTTGGAACTGCCACTAATGAAATCATTTAATCAATTTCTATCAGAAGCTATCAATATTGCAGGTGACTTCAACGGAAACCTTTACATCAATGGTTCCGAACCACAATCAGAACCAGTCGGAGAGTCTTTCTTTGCTGATGTTATGTGGGAGGGGAAAATTTATAGACTGGAAGTTGAAGGTTCTATGATGGATAAGAACGCTTTGGCTGAACAACTTCAAGGGGAATATCCTGGTGCAATTGTTCACAACATCTATCCATCACAATCTCAAAGTTCTTTAAAAATTAAGAGTTCTCAGAGGTATCAACCAGAAAGACTATCTTGGAGTGAGTGATTCATGGCTCAGTGGAATAAGAATGAACAGGACTATCTAAATCAAGAGAGAAGTCTCTTTGAGGTTTTTAATATCGCAGATCACTGGGGAAACCAGACGGACTGGAGACCTCAGTTTTCTAATAACAATAGACTCAAAGTTGCTCCTTTCCAAACAGTATTCTTCAATACTTTTCAGTATGGAAAAGAGACTGATGTATGGGATGAGAGAGTAGTTGGAGTTGGAACTGCATACCACAACGCATCATCCAGTAATGTTGTGATGGAAGTTGGATCTACTGCAGGAAGTAAGGTCATTCGTCAAACTAGGACTGTAATGAGATACATTCCTGGTAGAGGTGCAACTCTTGCATTTGCAATTCGTTTAGAACAACCAAAAGTAGGAATTCGCAGAAGATTCGGAATATTTGATGAGTATAATGGTGCATACTTTGAGGATGATGGTGGAACATATTCATATGTAATTCGCAGTAGCACATCTGGAATTACTACAGAAACCAGAGTAACCAGAGATAATTGGAATGGTGAAAAGTTCGGTGGTGATGGTTGGACTGGGGTAACTGCAGATCCCACAAAGCAACAGATGATTTCCATTAACTATGAATGGTATGGTGCTGGAATGGTTCAGTTTAATTGGTTGATGAAGAATGAAACCATCCAGAGTCATACTTTTGAGAACTCAAATACCAATCCATATGTTTGGTGTTCTACTCCATTCCTACCAATCAGAGTAGAAATAGAAAATGTAACTGGAGTTGCAGGAACTCATTACTTATATCAAGGTTCCAATTCTCTTATTCAGGAAGGAGAACCAGAAAAACTTGGAACTCTCGTCAGTCAGGGTAATGCCCTTAGTGGAACTACAATGACTGTTGCGAATACTTATTATCCAGTTCTTAGTATTCGTCTTAAATCAAATATGTTGAGTGGTGTTGTAATTCCAAGGTCACTTCAAGTATCTACCAATGATAACACTAACATCTTCTGGAGATTAGTTGAGAACCCAACTCTAGTCGGTGCAGCATTTACTGATCACGCAAACCAAG